TGACAAGTATTTAATCTTTATAGATGCAACACCAGCTACTGATGCACAACGATTAAGAATGAGATTTTTGCAAAGTGATTCTGTTCATACTGGTAGTGATTATTTTTATGAAACAGAAGTTCATTCAAGTTCTACACATGCTTATTACCACGATGCCGATGATAAAATAAGAATGTGTTATCAAACTCCTGGCAATGCAGCTGGTGAAGGTATAAATGTTTTTTGTACTTTAACTCAAGTAAATAGTACCTCTAGACCAACAACAGTAAAAGGTGATTATACAGTCGTAAACGATAGTGCAAGTAGTCAAGGGGGTTCATTTAATGGAGGTCAAGACCTTGGAGGTAGAACAAGTGCAATAACTGGTATTCATCTTTATTTTGCTAGTGGTAATATAATTATGAATGATTTTGCAATATATGGAGTAGTAAAATAATGGTAATGTATAAAATTGTAAATGGTATTAAAGTACAAATGTCTTCAACAGAAGAAACTGCAAGACTGGCAGAAGAAAAAGCATGGAATGATGGTGCCTTTGATGAAGCATTAGAAGAATTAAGAATAAAAAGAAACGAACTTTTAGCAGAAAGTGATTGGACTCAAATGATGGATATTACAGATACAAGAATGGATAATCTTACTAAGGGTAAGTGGCAAACATATAGAGAAAATTTAAGAGATATTACAGACGGACTAACAACAGAAGCTGAAGTTAAAAGTGTGACTTGGCCAACGAAACCAAGTTAAGGAAAATAAATGTCATATATTGGAAAAGAACCTGCTTACGGAGCATTTGAAAAACAGAACATTACTGGTGATGGAAGTAATAGTCAATTTACTTTAACTCACCCAGTAGCTTCTGCTTCTTCGATATTGGTATCTCTTGGTGGTGTAATTCAAGAACCTGAAACTGCATATACTATTTCTTTTGTAAGTGGTGAACCTAAGATTACTTTTTCTTTTACACCCACAAACGGAACTAAGATTTTTATTATCTATCTTGGTAGACAAGCATTAACTCAGTCGGCTGCCTCTTTAACTGCTGACCCAACTGTTGATTCTTTCACAGGTGATGGTTCAGATACAACTTTTAGTTTATCAACAACCCCAGCACTACCATCTAAAACAATGTTAGTATTTGTAAATGGTGTATTTCAAAAATACACGACAAACTATTCTGTTTCAGGAACAACTTTAACATTTACTTCTGCACCAGCAAATTCTGCTGTCATTGTTGCTATTAATATGAACTCTACAACTGAGGTTGTTGTAGGCACAGTTTCAAATAATGCAATTACAAATGCAAAATTAAGTTTAAGTTATGCACCTTCATTTTTTACAGGTGATGGTTCATCAACTGCTTTTACTCTAACAGAAAGTAATCATACTCAGAACACTTTATTAGTTACAGAAGATGGTGTTTTACAAAGACCAACAACTAAATACTCTGTTTCAGGAACAACTTTAACATTTGTAACTGCACCATCTAATGGTGTTGAAATTGGTGTTAGATATTTACCATTTGGTGCAACGAGTTAGGAATAAAAAATGACAAAGTTTAACGATACTTTAGATAACACTTTAGGGATTACAGATATTGTTGAAAAACAACTTGAGGTTGTTTCACCTAAACCTAAACCTGTTGTTAAAACAAATGATAATGAATTAGAAAATGATTATAAGTATCAAAGGGAAAACTTCTATCAATTAGTTGAAAGAGGACAAGATGCAGTACAAGGTATATTAGACCTTGCAAGAGAGAGTGAACACCCAAGAGCTTTTGAAGTTGCAGGTAATTTAATTAAACAAGTTGCTGATGTAACTGAAAAACTTGGAGATTTACAATTAAAAATGCAAAAATTAAAAGAAGTTCCAAGTAATGCACCAAAAAATGTAACTAATGCATTATTCGTAGGCTCAACTACTGAACTTCAAAAAATGTTGAAGAATAATGCCAAAGACAACAATAACATCAACTGACTCTATCGGCCCAGCAAGTGTTGGTACTGATGAAGTTATAGATAGTGCAATAACATCTGCCAAGTTTTCTGGTGGTGCTATTACCCCACCTTCAGGAATTACTGCACCACAATTATCAAGTTCTTTAGATTTGTCTGGTAAGACTGTAACATTTAGTTCACCTCAAATATCACCTCATTCACCATCGGCTCAAGCTGAAACAAATATATTTAATATAGGTCTTCTTGGTTTTAAGATAGCAGTATCTGAAAGTCTTACTGTATATAATCTTGTAGATGGTATCGTTGACGAGTTTCATGATGAGTCAGGAGTTGACACACCAGAAAATTCAAATGCAGCTTATGATGCAACAAATGATTTATATAGTAATCCCACGACTACCATGACTGTAATTAGTGAAACATTTACAGCACAAGATGTTCCAACAAAAGCAAGAATAGTACTATTTGCAGAAGTAGCAGATGATTTAAATACTGATATTGTTGCATCAGTTACTAGAGATAATTCGACATTTAATGCTATAACATTAACAGACGAAGGATTTCAAACAGGTTCTTCAGGTCTAAAAATATTTTCAGGTTCAACACCACTCACAGGAACAGGTTCACCACAGGTTGCTTTGAGATGGAAAGTAGCGGGTTCATCATTATCTGGAACAAACAAAATTCATGGGGTCGCATTACAATGGGCTTAGGAGAATAATATGCCAAATCCTTTAACAGGTATAACAAGAGTTGATAATAGTGATATAGTAGATAGTGCTGTTGTAGATACAAAAATTGTTACCAATCAACCGATAAATATATTCTCTGGTGTTCCAGGGTCATCAGCTGATTTACTTGCTGGTGATGGCACATTTCAAACAAATACAAATATTGGTCTAAATGATACTAATGCATTTAATATTGGTCTATTAGGATTTAAACATGCAGTTAATAATGGACTTACTATCTTTAATTTAGTAGATGGTATCGTTGACGAGTTTCATGATGAATCAGGTGTTGATACCTCAGAAAATGCAAATGCAGCTTATGATGCAACAAATGATTTATATAGTAATCCTACAACCACCATGACTGTAATATCAGATACATTTACAGCACAAACTGTTCCAACAAAAGCAAGAATCGTTGTCTTTGCTGAACTGCCAGATGGCACAGGTGATTTTGTAGTTTCTGCAACCAGGGATAATTCTACATTTAATACTATAACATTAACCGATGAAGGGTTTGAAGCAGGGTCTTCAGGTCTAAAAATATTTTCAGGTAGTGCAACATTAACAGGTACAGGTTCACCACAAGTTGCTTTAAGATGGAAAGTAGTGGGTTCTGGTTTATCTGGAACAAACAAGATTCATGGTGTAGCTCTACAATGGGCATGATATAAATAAAAGAAAAGGGTAATTCAAAATGTCGCTTACTAAAATAAAAAGTTCAAATATTACAGATAATACAGTTGCGGCTGCCGATATTGCACCTGGAACTATACCAACTGCGAAGATATCTGCACCTGGTTCTGGTTCTGTCTTCTTACAAGGTGATGGTAGTTTCGGTGAAGTTGATGTAACACAAGCAGAAACTAATGCATTTAATGTTGGGTTACTTGGTTTTAAAATGGCAGTATCAGAAGGACTTACTGTTTATAATTTAGTAGATGGTGTTGTTGATGAATTTCATGACGAGTCAGGTGTAGATACACCAGAAAATACTACTGCTAATTATGATTCAACTGATGATTTTTATCAAAATTTAGACTCAACACCTGGTGTTGCAATGTTTCTTGGTGTTGAAAGTGTTACTTTTGAAACTCCAGCTCACGCACCATTAATAACACACACATCTCAAGAAGCGGCCAATGGTGTATTTGGTACTCAAGGTAGTATTACATTTCCATCTTTGACAACTTCAATAGAAGCAACTATGGTTGGTGCTGGTGGTGGGAATAATGGCGCAGGCGATGGAGGGCCTGGTGGTAGTGTTGATGCAACTATAGCTAATTCAAGTATTGCTGGTGCAACATGGGATTATGTTGTAGGTGAAGGAGGTAATGGTACTGGTTATGCAACACCTGGCCCACAAGCTCAGGGAAGTGGTGGATATGGTGGTGGAGGTTCTGGCTCTACTGGAGGTGGCGGTGGTTTTACTGGTATTTTTGATGGTGAAGTTACAATTATAGAAGGTGGTACATATTGTGAAAATGGTTTCTGGCAAACACCAGGCACACCTAATAATTATCCAGATGAAGGACCAGGGTTTGCAGACACAGTTTCTCCAACTAATGCAGCTGAAGCAGTTTTAATTGTAGGTTCTGGTGGTGCCGGTGAGAACTCAAATGGTGCACCAGCGGCACAAGGTGGTGGTGGTGGATTTACTGCTGGTACTGATGGTTCTGGTGGTACTAGTGTACCTACTGCTGGTTCTGGTGGTGCTAATAACTCTGGTGGTGGTGCAGACCAAGAAGCAAACGGACACAATGCATCTTACCCTTATGGTGAAGGCACTGGTTTTGGCCCAGCAGAGTGGACTCAAGAATCACCAAACCCAAACGCATTACATTTTCAAGGTGCCGGAGTGGCATATGGACCTTATCAGTATGGTGGAGGTGGTTCTGGATATCACGGAGGTGGTGGTACTTCAGACAATGGTGGTAATACTGGTGGTGCTGGCGGGGGTGCTGGATTTGCTAATCCAACATATGTCGCAAGTCCGACTATAACAACTGAATCGGCAGTTGGGTCGGCAAGTGCGCCATCAACAGAAAGTGTATTTGATGAGGCACCATATTTTACTGGATTGCCTT